GGCCGAGGTAGTCCTGCTCGGTATGGGCGCGTTCATGCAGAACGCCCGTACCGTCAATAGTATGATGGCCCAGATTGGGCGTACTTCCAGAGTTCTGGAGAGCGTCAGTTCTGGCGCTGCCCCTCTCTCTACGTCACTCGCTGGGCTTGCTACTACTGCTGGTGTCGCTGCTGCGGGTATTGTTGGACTTGGCCGCGCTCTCAGTATGGTCAAGGATGCTGCCACGGAGGTTCTTCAGAGCAGCGCGGCCTACCAAGACCAGCTCACGTTCTTGGGCGCTGTGAGCGATACAGCCTCAGGTAACATCTTCAAGCTGTCACAGCAGCAACTCCAGATGTCCCGCACCACCACTACGGCGGCTGCGGACATCGCTGTTCTGAGTGAAGAGTTGCTGAAGGCGGAAGTTCCATTCAATGACGTAACGGGTGGAGCACTCAAGTACGCCAACGCGCTTGTGATCGCGTCGAACGGCGAATTGGACGCCGGACGTGCCGCGGTCACAATGAAGATCGGCTTCGACGCCTTTAAATCGTCAGGAGTAACGTACGAGCAAGTAGCGAACGCAATCAACGGCGCAGCTCAGAATAGTACATTGTCCCTAGGGAACATGTCGGACGCTATCAAGCAAGGTGGCGCTACGGCAGCACGATACGGCCTGAACATCAATGAGTTCGCGGCTGCGGTCGCGTTGCTTGGTCAGGTTATCCCCTCAGGTACAGAAGCCGGTACTGGCCTGAGAAACATGTTCTTGCAGCTCCAGAAGCCTTCTAAAGAAGGCAAGGCGTTGATGAATGAGTATGGTATCTCATTGCACAACGTTGATGGATCGACAAGACAATTCGTTGATATCCTAGGCGACCTTGAACATGCGTTTGGCCCCGCCGCTATTGCACAAGGGAAGCTAACAGAAGAACAGAGAGACTACGCCCTCGCAGCTATCGCAGGTGAGCGCCAACAGAAGATTCTCTCAACACTCATCGATCAGGGTGTAGGGTCGTACCAGCGTCTGGCAGAACAAATCGCCAACACGAACGGTGTGATGGCGACGCAGGACTTGGTGACGGCTACAACTGCATCCAAGATGGAGATGTTGGCGAACAACGTCAACGCTCTCGCGCTTGCGTTCGGTCAGGGTCTTGATCCGTATATTAACGCTATTGTAGGTGCTTTACTTCAATTAGTACAAGCTATCGATCCTACGCTAACAGGCATGGATAGCCTGGGGCAGATGGTCGGTGGTTTCTTAGTTAACGCTTTCTTCGGACTTGGTGAAGTTATCGGATCGGTTGTCATTCCGATCTTCGCTTTCTTCTTTGACATGCTTGGAGCTTGGGGGCAGCTCTTTGCAGGTGTAGCTCAGGTTGTATCGCAAGTCACAAGCATCATCAGTTCGCTTCTAGTCTCACTCGCCACCATCGCTATTCAGACTTTCGGTGCGATCCTGGATGCGTGGTTCAATGTAGGCGAGGGCGTACAGCAGGGCGGTGCCTTCATCGGCAATGTCTTGAATGGTGTTGTGCAAATGGCCCAGCAGGCGGGCCAATACTTTGCACAAGGCGTTCAAGCTATGGCAATGGCTTTTGGTAACGTTGTCAATGCCATAGCAAGCGGCGTCTCGACGTTTGGTCAGAACCTGAATGCGGTTGTGCAGGGTGCTGTCCAAGCCGCCAACGGTGTAATCAACGCTTTCAACGGTCTATCAAGCGCGATTGCTCGTATCCTAGGCGGTGCGGCCAACGCTATCAACGGGTTCCTCGATGCGGCTTCCGGCATCCCTTTGATTGGGGAGCAGATCGGAGCAGCCCGAGTAAGTGTAGGTCAGTTCTCAGGAGCAACCGCCGGCGCAGTATCTGCCGCAGGCGTCTCCATAAGTGGTGTGACCGCCAACATCGGTAATGCTGTAGCTAATGTAGGTGCCGCTGTTGGGCAGGTCACACCCATCGTACAGGGTGGGCTTGAGCGGGCCGGTGGAGCGTTCAGCGACTTCGGTAGTAGGGTTAATAGCTCTGTAAATAGTCTAGGAGATACTTTCGGAAACTTTGTAGACAGTGCGGTAGCGTCCGCCACCAAACTACGCAATACTATCAAGCTTCCTGAGTTTGAGAACTACGCAGATAACATCTCTAAGCAAATTCAGAAGGCGCGCGCGAACGTCACTGAACGTACACCTGGAGGTATCCCTAAGGAATTTGAGCCTACAGGTGAGCGTCCGAGTTCGTTCCCTGCCAGTGGTGGTGGTGGTAAGAAGGGAAAGAGTGACGCTGAGAAGGCTCTAGACGATTGGGCGAAAGCGATGGAGAAGGCTGCGGAACTTCTCCATGACTTCTACGATGATATCGACAACGCCACCCGCGACACCGCGGCGAAGATGGGTAAGGCGTTCCGTGAGGCTGAGGAAGACATCGCCAAAGCAACAGCTAAGGCTGGCGCAGATGTTATTCAGGCGATGGTCGATGCTCAGGAAGATATCGACAAGCTCGACACCAGCCGCTCCATCGAGAGAGATTCTAAGGCTCGCAAGGATGCGCTTGATGACGAGCTAGAATATGCTCGTATTCAACGTGAGAATTATCTTGAGGAAGTAGAGGTAGGACACGACCGAGAACTAGAAGACCTGCAGGCTATCGAGGATAAGAAAGCCGACGCACGGCAAAAGACCTTCGATAAAGCTCAGGAAGCTGCTGCACGCGCACGCGAGGAAATCCGTGACGCTGAAGACCGTGAGTACGAGCGGTCACAGAAGCGTGCGGAGGATGCCTTTGCTAAGCAGCTCGATCTTGCCGAAGATGCTCTCGATAAGCGTCAATCGATAGAAGAGAACGCTCTTGAGGCGCAGCAGAAAGCTATCGAGAATGCGCTAGATAAGGAGCAGGAAGCACGACAGAATGCTCTAGACGCAGATCAGGATGCTCGTAAGCAAGCTCTAGAGCAAAGGCTTGAAGCTGAGCGAGCGGCACTTGAGGCTTCTCAGCAGATTCGTGAAGATGCACTCACCGAGGAACTTAACGAAGAGAAGCGCATACGCGACTATCAGCTTAAGTCGGATGAGATCACACGCGAAGCTGCGGAGGGTCGTGCCAAGGCTGAGAAAGAATACCAAGAAGAAATTGCAATCGGCGTAAAGGGTTCGATTGCAGCCGCTCGACGCAAGCAAAAGCTCGATGCCATCCAGGCAACTGAAGATGAGGCACGGAGTAACCTGGATGTCAAGAAGCAAGAGGACGAAGCTGAGCTAGCGTTTGAGGAATCGCAACAGGCCAGGCTTGCGGCACTCAGAGCAACATTCGCTGAGGAATCAGCTGCTCTCGAAACGGCGCAACAGAAGGCCAAGCAAGAACAAGAGATTGCGTTTGAGAACGAAACGCTTGCTCTGAAAGCGCAGATCGAACAAGAGATTCTTGACATGCGGACAAAGTTCGCAGATCAAGAATTGCAGATGAAGGAGCGTCACGAGAGAGAACAAGACCAGCTACACGAAGACCACGAGAAGCAGCGTGATAAGTTTAGTGAGGATCAGGAGAACGCACGTCTAGCACGTCAGAAGCAGCGTGCGGCAGAAGATCGTGCATTCGCGGAGGAACAAGAAGCAGCCAAGCAGAAGTTCATTGAGGAAGAGAATAAGAGGCAGCTTCTTGCTACACGTCAGCGTGAGGATGAGGCACGCGCACGTAAGCGCACGCTAGATGACGCTGATCGTGAGTTCCGTAAGCAAGAAGATCAAAAACGTGCTGATCTTCAGGAACAGTTAGATAACGAAGAGTACGACCGCCGCATCGATCAGATTAACGACGAGCGCGATAAGAAGATCGAAGCGGTCAAGATTTCTCTTGCCGAACAGCAAGCAGCAATCGAAGCCCAGCTCGCACAAGAAATCGCCGACCTCAACGCTCAGCTCGCAGAGAAAATCCTGACCATCAAGACGCAATACGTTGATCGTATGCAGGACTTGATGGAACAGGGCGGCGAGAACATGAAGCCGATCATCGATAATATCGGCGAGCAGATGGAAGGCGCGTTCGACGGAGCTAGATCGTCTGTCGAGAATCTCACCAAGGCACTACAGGACGCTCTCAAAGCTGCGAACGATGCGGCCAACGCCATCAGGAATATGCCGAGTGCGCCTAAGCAAACAGGCGCATCGAGCAGCGGTGGTGGGGGTGGCGGTGCAACAATCCGTGAGGGCGGTAAGCCCGGTGAGACAGCGAGTGAAGTAGCGAATTACATTCGTAATACTGGCGGATCACAAGCCGATGTCGATAAGGCATTGGGCAAGAAACAGTACGGTGGTGTTGTAGACGGGCCATTCGGTTCTCGTCAGCTCATCTGGGCACACGGCGGCGAACGTTTCGAGGGCATCGGTTCTGGTGGCGTCACAATGGCTGCGATCCGTGCCGCCGAATCGATGGCACGAAGCGGTATTGGTAGCGCGGCCACTACGACGAATAACTATAACTACAACGTCAACGCCAACTACGGTCGTACACAGACTGAAGGCTCAGTCAGGCTCGATCTGAGTGCGCTTGTCGCCATGACTTCGAGATAGCCATGTTTAAACTAGACGAGACAATCGTACTGTATACTACCGACGGTCGAGTATATCCCCTTCACACGCCTCCTGCTAGAACCGTATTGCAGGATGAAGGCTTGGGGATGCCACCTATTGAGTATGTGACCGACCGTGCCCCATTCCAGAATGGAGCCACGCTGCGTACGTTCAGTATAGCGCCACGTGTGATCCAGCTCGTAGTCATGCACAACTACTGTTCACGCGCAGAATACTGGGAAGGTCGTAACCAATTACTTAATGTTTTGCGTCCTATGTCGTATCCTAGCCCGCCGCCTCCTAACATGTTGGTGTATAACATGGGACGTGGGAGGCGTCGCGCACTCTCTGTTCACATCGAGAGTGGGCCTGGCTTCTCGCCTAAAGATGGGTGGCAGGAGTGGTCGTTCACAGAAGCTCTGAAGTTCATCGCGTACGATCCTATCTGGTTCGACCCCGCACGTAGATCACAAACCCTGCTCCCACTTGCACCCACGACTGATCTTGTATTCCCCGCTACGTTCCCGATTGTATTCTCAGAATCCGCAGGGATGATGTCGAGAATTATCTATCTGGGAACCTGGATTGAGTATCCTACAGTTACGATCACAGGGCCAATCACGGGCTTTGAGTTGGTGAATACAACATTCGACCAGTCGATTGGTTTATCTGAACCTGTGCCTGAAGGATACAGTGTGACCTTTGAGTTGCATGGCATCAAGAATGTCTTTGGTAGCGACGGCGCGAATTGGCTGAATAGGGTGTCACCTGATAGTGAGTTAGCGACGTTCGCTATCCGACCTGCACCCGCCGCTCCGGGAGGCGTCAACGAGTTCCACATCGGTGGGACGGGTGTGAACGCCCAGACCCGCGTAGTAGTGTCGTGGTTCGAGCGATATATAGGAATCTAACGATGGTACAGATTTCTCGTTTCTGGGACGGCACTACGTTAGGCGACGCCACCGTTGCTCCGTACGATGCCGGCACAGAGTTCAGCGAAGTGATGTCTGCTGTCTCAGGTGCAGCTGCTACCCCTAATAAGGGTGGTGCGATTAAGACATCACAGGGTGAGTTGGCTATCAGCTCTCCTAGCGCCGGCGTAGTCAGAGTTGGCCCCGGCGAAGGTATGGCCTACGGGGCTTGGTATAGGTCTGATACGGCGGTCGATCACACCTTTGCCACGCCTGCGGCGGCTGCTCGGACGGATAAGATTGTCTTACGGAAATCTTGGGGTACACAGACAGTTAGACAGGTTGTAGTCACTGGTGCTGAGGGTGGCGGTGCGCCTGCGCTCACACAGATTGTGGGCGATACGTGGGACGTGCCTATCGCTACGATTTCTATTGCCACCAACGGCACCATCACGATCACAGACGACCGTGTTGTTCTAGGGACGCCTCCAACAGATCAGATTCTCACTGATCCAATCATCAGAGACACCGCGTTCTTTGGCGCGAAGCCTGCGGGTATTGCTGACGCACGCATCACACGTACTGGGCCTAGTGCGTTGGCGATGCCCAATGAAGTTCTCACGGTAGGCATTTTGCAGGCCGATGGCCCACTCGCTCAGGAGCGTGCGTTCAAGACGCTCACGAATGGTGTGCTTCGTTGGTTCTGGGGCATTGCCGGTGGCTCAACTGAAGCCGGTAATAACTCCGGTAGTGACCAGGGATTGTATCGTTACGCCGACAACGGCACGTTCCTGGGGGCTGTGATGGGCTACCGTCGTAGTGATGGACTTATCACACATCACACGTTTACGAATTTCAGGACTGCTACTCAATGGGGTGACGGTCAGCGTCTAGCCGACGAGGCAGGCACGCTCGTATATCGTCGTCCTGGCGATAACCTCGCTACTGCGACGTTGGACAACGCCGGTAATCTCAATACAACGGGTAGTATGCAGGCGGGCGGTAACGTTACATCCATCGCTGGTCGTGTGCAAGCCGGTAGCTCTGCCGGTAACTACACAACGATGGATTGGAATGGTATCTTCACCGCTTACGCCAGTCAGTACATCACACTCAACCCTAGCGGTGCTTACGTCATCCCTGTGAACGGCACGGTACGACTTGGGTCTGACGGCAACCCCTTCCACGACATTACTACGGCACAAGGTTTCCGCGGTATCGGTGCAGTTGCGGTGTTGTACGGCACGAACAACATCCAGCTCTCGCCTCAAGGTGGCTTTGTGCATCCTGACGGTGCGGCCACCAGAACGTTAGGACATCCTAGCTTGCCGTGGCAAGATGTGTGGGGCTTTAATCACAGGAGCACCGGCTCCGTGCAGTTGCTCGCCAGTGGTAACGGCGATGTTGTGATAGAGAAAGCAGGCAGCGGCAGCGCTTACATCAGAGGCGGCTACGTCTATGTTAACGGTGTTGCTACGCTAGGGATGATTCCTGAAGCTGGTACAGGCGTCCTTAGAATTGGTGACAACAACCACAAGTGGATCGATGTTTGGGCACAAAACGGTGGTATTCAAACGTCGTCTGCAAGTGCTAAGGAAAACTTTAGGGGGCTTGAGCGCGGGGAAGCTCTGTATGCGCTCCGCCTGGTACACTTCGGTAGGTTCTCGTATCACTTGCCTAAGGGTGCTAGTGAGCGTATCGACCCCAATAGCGCGATTTCAAGACATCAGATCGGCTATCTCGCAGAAGATACTTTCCGTGATACTGGAGACATGTTCGTACTGCGTGATGGTATGCATGTCACACCGCAGCAGACAGCGTGTACTATCGGTGCTGCTGTACAAGACCTAGACTACGAGATGCGTGAACGCATCGTAGAGCTTGAGGATCGTGTAGGGGAACTAGAGACGTTGATCCGAGAGCTGGCTAACGGAAGGAAAGTATCGTGACAGATCAAGAACCTCAGCCTCCCGATCCGAACGAAGACCCTGAATTGGCAGCGGAGATTGCTCGCGTGCAAGCAAACGCAGCGACACCACCAGTATCTGCACCGGCCCCGGCTACAACTGCTGAATTCGCACAACCTGCCGCAGCGAGTACGCTACAAGCTGTGCCCAACAATCTGAAAGCTGCGATGGCGGGCATCAATACGGCCAAACTCGCTGCTGCATCGTGGACTGATGAGTTCTGGGCAGTCAGCGGCTACTCGAAAGATGCTGTGATGGCCGCCCTCACTAACCTAGAGCAATTGTCTGCTACGTACTACAGCGACTACGACGATGAAGCCGCGGTGTTGTTGAACAATGGCTGACATTGAAACCAAACATCAGGTTCCTTCTGCAGCCCTCCCTCGCCTGCGCGATGAGTGGATGCGTGCGGTCGGTGCCGCACAGACGGCGGAAGCTGCAAAGCAGGTGTCACAGGGGATGTTCACGCAGTACCAGCAGCATCTCGGTACGATCCTGGAGATGCTTGGCCTTGATCCTAAGCAACAGTGGTACGTGGACTTCAATACAGGTGTGATTAGCGACAAAGACCCCACACCTGCTCAGACCAACGGTACTACTGTTCCGCTCGGAAACTGATCCCGTCGAGCGACACGAAGCTCGTAGCCTCACGTACAACCACGTCGCCGTCTGATTGTACTTCTACAACCGCGTACGTTGGTGTTCCATACACCAGCGCCGCGGTTGGTCTGTTTCCGGTCGAGAGGGTAAACAGCGTCATGGGGAGTGTGACCGAACCCATCGAAGCTGTGCCTCTTAAATGAACCACGTTGCTACCGTCACGCCAGTAACTCATCTGCTGATACAACGTCACAGGCGCCCACCCACCCGGAAGTGTCGGTGTGACCGGATCGGTTCCAGGGTCAGGTGTAGGCCCAGGCCCGGCACCTGTTGGTACTTCACGATTCTCTACTATTCTTAGTCGCCTATCCAGGTTCTGAACCATCTTGGTGAACGCTTTGATGGGGAATAGAAGATCAGTTGGTATCAGAGCCATCGTGTTCACCTTTCGGATCGTGTTCGTTGGGGATGAACTTTCTGTACTGTTTCCACCCGATGAAGTTTCCCCAACGTGCAGGGACAGGTAAGCACACAGCGGCGTGCTCAAACGGGGACATGTGACCGTTTAGAATCAGTTTATCGGCAAGCTCCAGGTCTTTCGCAGTATCGTACGCTAACTTACGATTGTACGATACGCGAGCACACCGAGCCGCCGATACTGTGGCAGCCGTCAGCGGCGATAGCGATTCTCGTTCGTGCGGTAGTACGTGAGGTAAATGCCATTGCTGGTGGTCGAGCGGCTCAGGTGTGCTGTTGCTTATAGCACGCTCGATCATCTTTGCCAGCGTTTGCATCTCAGGCTGTGCGTCAGCGCGTGTCCTGAGGTGTAGGAAGTTCTCCCAGCAGGTCGCGGTAATGATCGTTGTGTGCCACATGAATGGCTCTAGTAGCCGGTTAACCAGTTGTTTATGAATACCTAAGCTCGACAACGCAGCCGCATACGACAATGCATGGTCACGAGCCGCTAGCCACAAGCTGGCGGCTTTTTGTGTGTCCTCAATCTCACCACCAGCCTGCATACCTCGTTGGTTAGAACCCCAACGCTCAGGCACTACAGGATGGTCTTGTACGCTTTTGGCTGTGACGATGACAGGTATGGCTCGTGAGCTGGCTGAGTTCCTGGATAGCATACGGTGAGTGTTCAGCTCAGCTAGTATGAATCTTGGGAACGTTGCTTGGATCGTGGTCAGACGTATGTTGTGTGGGATGCCTACAGAATCTTCTAGTACGACAACCTCAAACACCGGCCGTCGCCTCGAAGTTGGAAGTCTCTTCCTCCAGCTCTAGTGTGATGTTCTCTTGGTTCTCACTGAGTGCGATGGTGATTGCCCGTATCTTCACGTTCGCTACAACCCCCGCAAACTGACAGGTTACGATGTCGCCCAGGAAGTAGTGTCGATGGTACGCGCTGTACGGTGTCTGAATAGGATTCAATGTGAAGTTCACCAACGCACGTTTCTCGTATAGCACCTGATTCCCGATGGCTATCAGAGCTGCTAGTCTGTCTTCGCTAGATGCGTTCTGGTCTTGCTCGATCAGATTATACGGACTGGCGTTCACAACCACAGGTGGTGCTTCTACAAGCGTCGTATCACGTAGCGGCCCCTCACCAGGCCCTAACACCAACACAGACGTAATCTCGTCCGTGCGGGATAGGGTGTGTGACGGGTTCATCATGTTAGCTTGTGGCACGCCGAAGATCATTTGTGTAGGCGTGCCTGCTGTACGGTTTGTGCCACGTTGAGGCCAGTATGTACGGAACTCGAACTGATTAGTCCCTAACCATACGACATCGAAATCGACACGGTTGTGTTCACCGATGTCAGTGATTGCCTCAAGCAAGTTTCTCCAAGCATCTGCGCCTTCGTAAACCGCTGCCTGACTTAGATTACCCGCCACGGCCAGGCCTGGTGTGATTCCGTCCGTCAGACGGTTGTTCGCCGTTGTGGCGAGTGCGCCTGCGTTCTCTCGTACGTAATCCTTAATCACATCGTCAGCAGGAGCCGGGCCTTTGGCACTCCCGTCCGTGTCAGCGTAGTACCTAATACTACGTCGCTTAATCAGATCAAGCAGGCCCCGCGAATACGACGTGAAAATCTGTGAATCTGCTTCTGTAATCTGATGCTGAGGCGTCCTATGAAAGCCGATGAACTCAGTGTACCAGTCCAGGCCAGCTTCTGGATACTGACGCCGTACCTCAACCAGAGTGTCTAGCTGAAATAGGGATACAATACGAGGATCATCGAACATCGACAGAGTTAGTGTGGATGGGAGATTAGTGCGGTGTTCGATAGTACACGCCCTGAATTGTTCGAGAACGAGCTGTAGCACACCGTCCGGATCGTAGACACGGACTTGATATCCGATAGGCACGGCTAACCCTCCTGCTCTTTGACCATGTACGGCACAGGTTCGCCGTTTCTGTACATCCAAAAAGCTTCGTGTAATGTTCTAATTTCTGAGAAGAGAATCTGTGTTGTGCCCTTGCTACCTGGCAGACCGCGCAGACCGTACTTACGTCGTAGTTTCTCTAGACAACGATGGGCTAAATTGTCCTTAGCCCTACGCTCGCCCATATCGAACTGTCTGATGAATGCTGCACATGTTGCACAGGCTAACCACGAACCGCTTGATTTGTACGATAGCGGCGCTTCGGCAGCGAAACCGTAGGCGGGATAAATCATCGCCATCGGGTCGTCTGTAGGCACGTTATCAGCACAGAAGTCACATACCTTCATGTTACCTGCCGAGAGCATAATTCGTCCACAACCTCTCAATGCGTGTCGCTGTCGTTGTACCTGTCGTGTTTGAGGCACTCTCGTATGGCATGTCGATATAGTGCCAGTCGGCGTATAGCTCGTCGTACAGAGGGGACGGGTAGCCCGAGAGAGCCACTAGCCCTGTGTGCTTGTGCAGGGCCGCTGCGAGCGTACGGTGTTCGTCAGGCGTCATCTCGTGTGAGTACGCCTTTGTTTTGTCCAGGCGGCGTGTGTCGTGAACGTACGGAGGATCGCAGTACAACAACACTCCGGGATCATTATAGAGCCGGATAATATCAAGTGCCGGGTAATTCTCGACCTGGATGTTGCGTAGACGCGCTGCCACAATCGCAAGTCCATCGATCCCCGCCTGCCACTGTGCATTGTAGATCGCCATTCCATTCTGGATGCCTGCTCTAGTATAGCGCCAGGCGTTTAGTTCAGAATCAGTAATCATCTGTGCCTGAGCACGAGGCGTCTGACGAGCCATGACAAAGAACTGTCTGGCTTGTTCCATGCTTAATTCATCAGGCTTTGGTGGCTCTCTCATAGCACGGAGCGCCTCTTTACGTTCTTCCCTCGAATGCGGTGTGAGTATTAATAGTCTGATAAGTTCTTCTGGGTCTTTACGCAACACCCTAAAGAAGTTGACTACGTTATTGTCTACATCGTTGTACGTGTCGATAGAGGACGGCTCTCGATTTAAGATCACCGAGCCAGACCCACCGAACACATCTACGAAGTGACGGCACTTTGGTAATAACGGAAGCAACCACCCTAAATGACTAGATTTCCCCCCGTACCAGGGGAAGGCTGTGATCCGCTCCCGAGCCTCGCTATCAGGTATCACACCGCCAATAGGGGGCTTGGCCCCATTCGTTTCCGGCGGACGTGCAGCAATCTCTGCTCTTGCTTCGTCCAGGTATTTCTCTGCCAGTCCTGCTGCCGCTTCATTGATGATCTGTGTCTGCATAGTACGGAGTTGCTGAGTACCGGTGGAGAAAGTGCGGGGGATTTCACTCCACGCTTTCGGATTGTATGAGCGCCCGTCTGCCCCCTGAATCTGAACAGTCTTCAGTTCTTCCCGTTCCTCGGGCGGGAGCGTATTGATATCGCGTGAGGCTGTGGCGATTGATATCCCCAAGACCTGCGATATCTTAGACAGCGTGTAGCCAAACTCTTTGCGTAGGCGTACTACAAGCTCTTGTCTCTGTTCTGGTGTTAGATGCCGTCTCTTTACATTTAAAGCAACGACGTATGCTACCTTTTCTTCCTCTGAGCTGAACCTGCGTACGATCTTGTCGTACAGTGGCAGGTCAACCCCATCCTCGATCAGCTCTGTGAACGCCTTATAACGATGGTGCCCGTCGAGGATGTTTCCTTCCTGGTCGTATTCAATAGGAATCAGTACGCCGTGTTGTCTGATGTCGTCCTTGAGTTCTGCGTATTGTGCCGGCGTCATCTCCGGCATGAGTTGGTAGCGTGACATCAGATTATCTTGCCTTCTTTGATCTGATATTCGAGCAGCAGTAAATGAGCGAGGGCATCCACTTCGTGAACGGTGTGACCGGAGCCACCTTGTCCAGCCAGCAACTTACGTGCGTCGAGGATAAACGCACGTCTCGCTTGTGGTACGTTCTTGATGCACTTGATACCTAGTACGTGACAGACACCTACGATACTACCTACGAGTTGTAGGGTGCCGTTGATGTTAACGTCACGCATGGTATTTCCTATGAAGTCCTCATAGGCTACCGTAGCCGGCCGGAACTGATTAAGCATGTCCCACAACTCTGCGGGCTGTGTGATCGTCGCCGTGTGATAGGCCCCGTCGATCTTAACCGCTATGCCTGTCGATCCACCGGGGTCTACGGCAAAAAGAACCTCGCTCACTTGTCCATCTCTGAATGCGTCATTAATATGCTACGTATCTCTCTTGCTTTAGCGGCAGCCTCTTCTACTGTGTCATAGGTGCCGTACACTGTATATTTCACGTAGACTTGATACTTGTTACGGTGCTTACGTACCCCGCGTACGCCTGTTGTTGAATCTTTATGTGCGCCGTGTTGATTCTCTGCGTGCTGGTTGTTGTTCACTACACGTAAGTTGTGTCGTTGATTGTCCAGTGTATTACCGTTTCTGTGGTCTGCTTTTACTAGCAGGTGATCCTCCCCATCTATTCCTAATAGTAGCCTGGCCATGTGTTGCAGCCGCTTATTCTTGCGCCCACCTACACCACGGACAGCATATACATGCTTAGCGAGTGCGCCCTGATTGATTTGAGCGCACCATTTGTACTTCGACAACCATTCGTAGTCAGCATCATCGACTTCGGTTTGATAGCCCTGCGTGAGGGCGATTATTCTAGACATACGAGCATCTCGGCCAGTGTGATCTATAGCCGTGTGAGAATGCCCAAGCGGTGACGTATGCCGCTGCCTCTGGATCGTAAGGAGAGTAACCTTCCCAACCGGCCTCTCTCGACATCCAATTCCAGGTATTCCACGAATACTGGTACATTCCGTGATAGAGGCCATTCTTGCTCTTGGCATTCGGATCGAATGTCCCGCCCGTCTCGCATGATGCCGTCCGTCTCAGCCAATTGTAATCAACCCCGTAGTGCTGAGAAGCCCGCCAGATGAAATCAAGGGGTGTGACCGCTGCTATTGATAACGCCAATAAATTGCGCCTTCTCATGCTCCACGTCCTGCCTTCATATTTTCTGCGAACTGATCTAGCTCAGTTTTCACACTATCTAACAACGACAGATCGGGTGCGGTCACTTCGTCAGGGTCTTCTGTGTTTGACAAGCCGTTCATAAGCCCGTCGAACAGTGACAACGCACCCATGTAGAATGCGATCTTTGTCTCACGTCGTTGTATAGGGTCTGCTTTGATGGGATCGAGGACAGCATGAGTATAGTTCTTCCAGGCGTTCGCTAACAACGGAGGCTTGTTATCTGGTCGTGCCAAGATTATCACCTACCTTTACATCCACCTTCACTGACGGATAGCCGTCGAAGCGAGGCTTCTGCATGATTTCTCTGATGAGTGCGACGACTTCCTTACGATAGCGTCTATCGCTCTCTACGACGATAGCATCATGCACCATCAAGACGACGAATGAGTTATACTTTGCTAGCAACGGGGCCAGCTCGGTCATAGAGGTCAGGCAGTAATCTGAGGCATTCGACTGGATAGGGAAGTTAACCGCCTGCCGTAGTGCTTTGTGATCGAGTACCACAGGGAAACGCATCACACGTCCAGACGGAGTACGGATATAGCCCTGCTGCTGTACCTGCCGCTGTACGTCTAGCGTCCACTTACGATGGATAGGATACGTACGCCAGAAGTTATCGATGTATGAACGTGCTTCGCCTGGTGTACAACCTAGCCCGATCGGTGGTGGGCCTGAGAGTTTCTCAGCTCCCTCACCGTACATCAAACCGAACCGAATCTTCTTGGCACGCTGGCGATACTCACCCCACGCGGCTTTACTGAAATCCTGCCGCTTAACCTTGAATGCGCCTTCGGCTGTGGCGCTGTGAACGTCGCCGCTTCGTAAGTGCTCCAATAAAGTAGGATCGCGGCTTTCCGCCCACGCGAGCCAGACTTCGATCTGATTATAGTCTGCCTCGATGATTTCGTGTGTGACCGGGTTGTGTGGTACGATGGCTTCCCGTAGACGAGCGTAGTCGGCACCTACAGTGTAGTCTTTGGGAATGGTCTGCATAGCTGGGTTGTGATAGGACGTGCGGCCTGTTCTCGTGGTGGTCACAAAGGCCGATGGATGTAGCAAACCGTCCCACTTGAGATGATCCCACACCGACTTTACGTAGTCGATCATGGTATCGAGTGTACGAAGATCACGGAGTTTAGCCGCAAACGGGTGGTCGAGCTGATCGAGCGTTTCTTTGTCTAGGCTCGGCTCACCTGTCTTTGGCGAGAACTTGATCGGCTCTAGACCAATCAGATTGTAGAACAGTTTACGGAGCTGAGGGTTGCTCTGGAAGTTGACATCCTCGGCTTCCATCCACCCGTACTGGTCACGCGCCTCCTGTTGCATCGCGTTATTCATCTTGAGCCAGCGGTCACACCAATCTATCGTCATCTGGCGCAGTACCGGCTGGTCGATACTAATGCCGCGCACCTGCATCTTAATGAACGTACGGATTGCAGGAAGCAAGAGGCCATTGTATAGAGGTTCTGTGCCGTCGTCCCGCATACGCTGTCCGTGGATAGTTGACAGTCTACGAGTGTACGCCGCATCTTTGGCGTTATACTCATATAGCATAGCGGGAGGGAGCTGGTTCATGCGTCCCTTGTAATACTTCTTTACTTCCTCGTTGTACCAGCCTGCTCCCAGAAACTCGCGTGCGTTCTCTTTCAGACCATGCCTGCCCGGTCGCTCATCTGCACACACAGACATGAGCATGGTGTCATGGACGAGCGGCAACATGGTGCCAAAGTAGTTGTACAGGCCATTAATATCATACTGTCCGGCCTGGAATGTCCACTGTACGTTGAGGGGCCAGGTGAGAATATATTTCGGTAGTGTGCAGTCGGGGTCAAGGCACTTATTATTGGATCGCCAACCCCTAACGTGCGTGCCATTGCGGATGCAGTCAGGCAGTACCTCGCGTGGCAGTACCCAAGTGCGTTCAAGTCCTGCGTTGTCGAGATACGAGATAGCCAGGCAAAGAAGCTGGTCAGAATACGCATCAATCAGCTCTACATCCGGGTTGGAAGTCTCGATATCGATAGCGACCGGCCTATCTTTTGGCAGACCGCTCAAGACCTGTTGGGCGTGTGACAGCGATTTTATGAGGTTATACGAGACGTGTGCGGGTAGACCGTCTGGTTCCCAATCGAGGATGTGATTGATCTTGGTGAAGTCACGGATGATATCCTGCACAGCATCCATGCTCTGACCACGCAACGCGAACGCAGGATGATGCGTGTCGAGTACGTAACACTTGCGGTGGTCACTCCAGACAACCGAGCCTCTGGAGCCTTTCTTACGAGGAAAGCCTGTGACCGCTTCGTGTGCAATCTCGCCCATAGTTATGACCAACTTGGGCTTGTACTCATTGATCTCTAGACCTAACCTGGGAGAACAGTCCTCGATCTCATTCCAGTTAGGTGCATTGTTGTACCAACAGATTGCATTCGTAGCATAAACCT